TAGCATTACCCTGGTCATCTTGACCAGATGCAATAACATTACCATTATTTAGTTCAAGGATACTATCCTGTATTATCTGACCAGTATACATTTGCACCATCGCTAACAAGCGCTTGGCCTGCATTACCGATTGAACCGTTTGCAATAACTGTTGTAACGCTGAGATTATCAACACTAATATTAGACGTCCAATATCTGACACCGTCTGTATTAGAGACAAGAATCTGTCCGTTGGCTTCAGGGTTACCTAACGCCTTTTCAACTTCTGAAGGTAGAATGTAACCATCAACAGTGAAGTTTGTATTAGTTGTTTTTACGGCGCCAGATAAGAACGAAAATGACATTATGGAGTTACTCCGATATGTTCAGCGGATAGCTTCTCTTCAGCTGCAGTCCATACATCAAAGACATTATCAGCTTCAGCTCTTACCTGTAGTCTATCACCATTTGTACCAGCAGCATCTCTTTTGAATAAGCTGCGACCTTGAATAGGAATAAATGCTGTATCACCTGGAGGAACAGCTACCTGACCGAATTCAATTGCTGTATTAGCTTCAGTAAATAAACGTACCTCAACCCATACGACATTTGCTGATTTATTTTTAGCAGCAATAGGGGTTACAAAAAATACCTCACCAGGGCGAATTGCTCTGCCTGCATCTGCGGGATCTCTTGTTGTATAGTTTTCTGATGGATCAGGTACAGAGAAATCTGGTGCTTCGGCAATAGTAGTAAATGTTGTAGAAACATTCGCCTGCGAAACGATTATTGATTTACCTGTTGATGGTGTCTTACAAGTTATTCTGGACACAATTAAAAACTCCTGGCGATAGCTGTTCGGGTAGCAATTCTATTAACAGCTTGCTCAAACGGCGGGCCACCCAGCTCACCTGTATCAGCATTGATTTCAAGACCCCCGACGAATATAGCATTACCCTGGTCATCTTGACCAGATGCAATAACATTACCATTATTTAGTTCAAGGATACTATCCTGTATTGTAGCACTATTCCTTACTGGGGGTATTTTAGTAAGGGCAACACCTGCCATAACACCTGTAAAGGTATGACCAATTGCTGTAATAACAGAAGGTTCAATTCTTAGAGTAGGTGTATTAATAGATGTTGTTAGTGCAGTAACAAGATTGCCTACAATAATATCCGCGTTAGCGTTAACATCTGGTAGGGCTTGTATTTGATCGCGCATGAATAAGAATGAATATTCAAACGCTGCTGTTTTATCTGTAGTAAATACAGTATTTCCGTTATAGTCAAAAAGACCTTTTGCAAAATCAAGCATTGGCTTTTCATTTGCTGTCTGTAATGTCCAGAGCATAGTCTGCAGAAAGGTATTAGCATCTCTTCTTGTGTATTCTTCGTCCTCAGCATTCCAGGTAGTTGTATACCCTTGCGAGACTAAGTTACCCCAGAGATCATTAATAATAGTTGTACGTGCATTATTGATTGCGTTAGCAGCATTAGTTTGTACAGTTAATGGAATTGTTACTTCTTCAGGATAAAGAATATAACGACCACCGTCAGCAACAAGCGTAAAATCGCCGAACTGTGTCGAGCAAGAAGAAAGAATAATCTGGCCACCATTTGCTGCCATAAAGTGTCTATGACACCAAATAGATACAGCATTAACAGCATTAATTAGCGCGCCATTTTTAGCGAGATAGCCTATACCATTATGAGATACAGGAGTAGCGCCCCATGTCATAATGTTAGGATATATACTATATGGTGAGCATACTGCGCCGTCTGCTAATACAACACCAGCGCCTATTGGCACTAATGGGTTACCATTAGCAGCATCCAGCGGTGGAGCAATGTATGACCAGGTTGGTGGTGTTCTTACTGCAATTTTGTGAGCATATGGTGCACGTGTAATAATAGCGCCAGGGCGGAACGAGATAGCAAATCCTACTGTTGGATTTGTAAGACTATCAAGCTGCCAACCTTCGAAAAGAGGTCCTTCGATAAAGCAACCAGATCCCATACGGAATACGTTGCGTTGTTCGAAACCTGCTTTAGGTTTAATAATAACGGTTCTATGTACTGCACGAATCATGCAGTTATCAGGTAGATCTAGGGTACCCTCGGTTTCGTATTCGCCGGGTCCAATATCAATGAGGGTCAGAAGACCGTTTCTGGCATCAGCTTCTAGAAGTGCTTTTTCGATAGTAGCAAATGCGGTATCCCAAGATATACCATCATTGAGGTCTGAGCCGTTAACCGATACGAAGAATGCGTTGCCAATAGGGACTTTACCGATGAACTCAACGATAGCTTCTGCCGGATCATTGTTTTCATCCAAGTAGGCACGTTTGGTATACAGTCTGCCGTCATAAGTATTGACGGCGAGCTGTCCCAGCGATATATTATTAGCGAGCGGCTTTTTACCTGGTACAGCGCTGCGCTTAAAAAATACTTGATTGTTCGCCATATGGCCCCTTGATAAATAGCTGTGTATATACACATCATGGTTATGCAACCTTATATTTATAATAATTCAAAGTGAGATAGAAATGAAAATTGCGTTCATTGATACATTTGGTCTATGTTATGATGGAACAACATTAACGAAAAGAGGTTTAGGTGGATCGGAATCAGCTGTCATTCTCTGTTCACGCGAGCTTGCTAAGCTCGGGTTCGACGTTACGGTCTTCAATGACTGCACCCATGACGACACAAGCCCCGGTACGTACGATAACGTTCGGTACAGGCCACTCCAAGAAATCGAAAGCACAACAGATAGCTACGACGTTCTAATCGGCTCACGCTCGGTTGCTGCGTTTGCTCCTGCCTGGATGAGAGAGCGTTTTAAGACGTTCTCGTATATGCCAGATTTCTCTAATATTCAGCAAAGATCTAATCACAAAGTATTGTGGATGCATGATACATTCTGTGATGGCGATGATCTAATTGAAGATTTTCTTCTCAACGGCTATATTAACGAAATATTCACACTATCTGACTGGCATACAGTATATGTCTCCACATGCGATCATGGTAAGCGTCGTATGTTTGAGGTGATGAAGAAGTATATGTTCATTACTCGTAATGGTATGACCAAGTATCATGACTGGGTTGACATTACTAAAAAAGACCCTAATCACTTTGTATACAATTCATCTGTTACTAAAGGTATGCGTCCTCTAGTATACAAAGTATGGCCGCGTATTCGTGAGATGATACCTGACGCTAAACTAACTATCATTGGCGGTTACTACCGCATGCGTTCTGATCATGCGCCTGACCAGCAAGAGATCGAATGGCGCGAGATGGTTGCTAATAATCCTGACATTAACTTTACAGGAGTAATTAAGCAATCAGAGATCGCTGACATTCTCTGCGATGCTTCTTACATGATTTACCCAGCTGACTTCCCAGAAACCTTTGGCATTTCTACTCTAGAGTCGCTATATTATAATACGCCTGTTATTACTTGTTACTTCGGTGCGTTAGAAGAGACAGCATTTGATGCTGCTTGTTATAAGCTACCTTATTGTGTAGTACCTAACGGACTCTTCCCTAATATCAATCAAGATGAGCAGGCTGAGAAGTTCGTTCAGCTTACGATGGAAGCCTACAATAACAAGTATCTACATCAGCAAAAGATGTATGCTTGTAATGCAGTTAAAGATATCAGCGGTTGGGATTCTGTTGCTCTACAATGGAAGCAGCATCTCTTTAAGAAGCTCGGCTGGTTCATGCCAGTAGATGAATACCGTAAAGCTCAAGAAGTTAACTATAAAGTGCGCAAGACATTCGGTAGACGCTTTGTTAACGAAGAAGAAGTAAGGCCACCAACTAGTAATATGCAAAGGGAAATAGGCGTTATTACTGCAGTATACAACGCTGAGAATTATATCGAAAAGTGCATAAGATCAGTTGCACAGCAAGATTATAGATGGTATACAATGTATATTGTCGACGATGCTTCAACAGATAATACAGCTGCGATCGCTCGTAGTACTATTGACTCTCTACCTAAAGATATACGTAATAAGTTTGTATTGATTCGTAATAAAGAAAACATTGGCGCAGTTGCTAATCACTATAAGATTATTAATGAGTATATCGGTGATGAGAACTTCTTCATGATATTAGATGGAGATGATTGGTTAGTTAATAATCCAAATATCTTCCACCTTTACAATAATCTCTATCATGATGGAGCTGAGTTTACATATGGCTCTTGCTGGTCATTAGCAGATAATATTCCGCTAGTAGCGCAGCCATACCCACCTGAAGTTAAAGCAGCAAAAGATTATCGCAATTATAAATTTAACTGG